TCACATAGGAGTTTAAAGAAATTTCTCTCTTATTTTGTTTATTGTATGCATGCGATGACGCTAGCGCTCTTACCACAAGGAGGCCGGTGTAATGAAATGTTGAATCAGAGCATTTCGTACAGAACCGTGCTATCGTTTAGCATACTATCGTATTGGAATTCTGACCACTGCTAGTTGGGTCATCGGTAACCATACCGGATTTGATGGGTTTACTCCCACTCTGCAGAAACCTAAGCAACAGGTGGATTAGCTTCATAGTACACCGGAGGGCAACCCGTCCAGAAGTACGTAGTGAAGTCTTCACCTATTGCGTGGTAGAAGTTCAAGGTAGTTGTGTTATTACCATTCAGCCATATATAATAGTCCACACCTGACATCTCGTGCATAGTATGACCACGAGGTCCAGTGTAGTCTTCAATCTTTCCTGGAATGAACCTTTTGTTAGAGTACCAAGGTACCTCAAACTCTGCCACTGGATTAACACGATCGATGGTAAACATCTGACCGCGCGCTCCAAAAGTTTTCTGCAGGCCTGCTGTGCCAACCACAGCATCCTCTGCAGCCTGATTATTGTTAGCGTATGCTGGAGCAGCAACCCTAGTAATACGATATTGGTTATAAGCACCTGTATCAATTAGGTCGCGCTCGACATGCATCGTCATCAACCTATCATCGGTTTTATAGTATCCCTGGGGTATAAGCTTGGTCCTAATAGAACCTCGCCAACCAGAGAAACAATTAACGACCCAATGAAGGAGTAACGTGTTACAATAGTTGTAGGGTGCAGCCAAAGCAGTCGAATCCTTAGCTCCTGTGACATTCCCTCTTAAGAAAGGGAAGTATGCTGTATTGAGATAAATCAACCTATCTCCTGATGTGAGAGCACCAAGAGCACTGTGTAGGTTGTACCTCTTCAGTATTTGTCGAAAGGACTTGACACTTTCGCCGGTAAAGACTGTACTGACTTTATCTAGAGAATCTATGGTGGGTCCAATAGATTCCCCAGTGTCATGTTCAGGTTTATCCTGCTCAGAGCCAAAGGAGTCGGGAACAACTTCTTCTCCGCTTTGTGGAACCATAGGTTCCAATCCCGATTGGGGCTTGTACACGAAATGTGCGAAATCTTCAGTAGGAACATAGACTTCGAAATCGTCACCAGCAGACACGTAAACATTGACTGTAACATCATTGTTCACTGTACTGTTGGGAGTAGTGAGTTCATTCAGAATGGATACAGCGATAACGCCATTCCCTTCTTCTTTACTCACATATCTTGTTGTCGAGTACAATTGAGTTACAGAGTCAATACCAGGTAAGTGATGCTCAAGCAATGTGACATCTTGTCCATTAGAAACAGATATAGTGAAGTCTGTTTCTGATGCAAGGTCAACAACGCGAGTATACATAGTATTGAACTCTTCATTTGCTACCCAATTCGGGTCGTACGACACCTTCAATCTGCCTTTATGGTACGCAGAACTCATTATTTGAAATCGAAATTTCAGAGTCCCCGTCCAATATTTAAATGGCAGTGCTGCGACACAACACGCAGGTAGGTGGTACTTTGAAACACCATCGTAAGCGAAAGTACAGGGATCAACGCGTCCATTCCACAAGAGTGTACCTGGAGCGGTTCCCACAGCCCAATCAAAGGAAGTTAAGAATGATTCTGTAGAAGCAATCTTCTTTAGACTCATTGAATCTTCTCCTCCTAGACCGGCTATACGCGGATCGATGGTAAGTTCCTGCTTATCATCCAAGGTCAACTTCTGAGTTGTATCTGGAACAGTCGTTAAAGACAAACTTGAAGTGATAACAGGTTTGATGGGGCAATTGTCCCGGGTTTGAGGTGGTCTGCTATAACCAAACGCTTTGGCAACGCCTGCTACTGCTGATGCAGCGCGAGCTGTGGCCATTGCAAAAGGTCCAATCTCTGGAATAACTGACAACGCGGTAGCAGCATTAGCCACAGCGGTCGCTGGTCCTGAAATCATACCTTCACGGTTAGCTTCATCAACTTCACCTTCAAGACCCATTTGTGGCACCATAGTACTTGGATCAACAGATGTCAGTACATTGAGTGCCATGTCTTCAGCCCAAGCGAATACACTAATGGTTGCATCTCCTGTTGCACCATTGGCATGCTTTAGAGTGGCTAAAGACCTCATGGTGATTCTCCCCAAATTGTGCCATTCCGATGTTGGAATATACACATTGTTACGTGGCCACACGAAGGGGAGAACCATC